GAGACTTTGATGAAAAGCTGAAGACTTGGCGGGGTAGACCGCTACACGATTGGACATCACACGGCGCAGATGCTTTCAGGTATCTTGCGGTAGGTTATCGCAGAGAAAGCGATTGGGGTGAGCCAATCAGAAGGAATTTGCGCGGGATTGCGTAGTGTGCTATTGTCAGCCTAACTAGCGAGGTTGAGCATGGCTAAGAAGACCACCAAGAAAAAGGGTTTGTGGGAGAATATTCGCGCAAAGCTAAAGCGTATTTCTGCTGGCAGTGGTGAGAAAATGCGCAAGAAGGGCGAAAAAGGTGCGCCCACAGAGAAAGCCATCAAAGCCTCACAAGCAAAGCCCAAAAGAAAATCCAAGCCAAAAGGGAAAAAGTAATGTCCTGTGGATACAAAAAGAAGGGCCGCAAAGGCGGTAAGAAAAAGTAATGCCTAACAAAGATAAAGACAAAGACAAAAAGTCTGGCGGGTTACTTAACGATTTAGCGATGGGTCTTGGCCTAAAAGATCGTGATGCCAGTTATTATGAGCGTACAGCCAAAACTTTAGGTCGCACACAGGGCGCAGGTCGTGAGGCTCAGTATCGTCAGTCTAATGCATTTCAAAACCAGCCACAGCGCGGTGGTCTTTTTGCGTTTATGGGCGGCGGCAACAATCAAGGCGGCGGCTTGGGCAACAGTTTTGCGAATGTGTTTGGATACCGTGACATGACAGACATGGGTGATGGCGGTGGGCGTTATGCATCAGGCGGTTATCACCAAGGCGGGGGAGCGTATAGCGGTCTAGCAAACATTGGTGCTGTATTGTCAGGTCAAGACATGGGTGAGCGTCAGACATATGTGGATCAGTATATAGATCAGGAAAAAGGCGCTGGGTTTGCAGAGAAAATGAAGACTGCTTATCCAGAGTATTACCATCAGCTAGTAGTTAATGCGATGAGAAACATGTAATGCCAAAAAAGAAAGTCCCTGCATCGGTAAAATACGCCAACGGTACAACTTACAAGGATAGTAAGGGTAAGACCCATAAGCGTACATCTGCAAAGGGGACAAAACGCGGTGACGCATATTGCGCCAGAAGTTCTGGGCAAAAGCAGACCGCAAAAGTAAAAGTGCGGCGTAAGGCGTGGGGCTGTAAAGGTAAGAAATCGGTGAGGGCATAATGAGCGCGGCATACTGGGCAAATAAGGTTAAGTGGTAAGATGGCGGGTCGTGGTGCGAGACAAGCAGCAGCTTTTGCAAGAAGCCTTTTAGACTTTCTATTGCAAGCTGATGATATCCCCGCAAAGACGGACGCTCAAAAGATGGCAAAGCGTATCTTGCAGCTACGGGAGCAAGGTAGAGCTAACGAAGTCACGGAAGAAATGATGGCTGCGGCAGACCCGCAGACGATGGCTGCGTACACGCCACTAGATATGTCAACAGATGCAAGAATGGAACGTGCTGGTCTGTTAGGGTTTAGACCAGAAGAACGATCTATTCACGGTGCAATGGACAATCCAGAGCGTTTCACTTTTGAAAGCGATATTACGCCTGTTTATACAAGTGATAACCCAGCAATATCCAACACATACACAGCGGGTGAAGATAGCGCGATGTTTGACTTGTTGGTAAAGCAAGGCCCAAGTGATGATGTAGCAGATCAAATCAACAATCTGCGCCAAAAAGCGTTGGATGTAGACGTACAAGGTGCGTCATATGCTGCGATTAGTCCTGATTTTGAGGTCAAAAAAACTGGCAACACACTGCAAAACTTCTTTGATGTATACTTGTATCCTGAAAATCATGGTGAGAGCGTACAGCATCTAGTAGACGGTGAAACCGTAGTTGGGCCAGTGACTTCAACAGATCAAATAGCATATGCTATGCGTGATGAGGGTGTGCCACATGCACGAATAGAAAATGTATTGGATCGTGGCCCTTATAGCCCAAGAGCGTGGCCTATAGGTGGAATGGACGCTTTTAAAACAGAAGCAGAATTTAAAGAAGCAGATAAAGCAATAAGAGAATGGGAGCGATCAATGCAGACCGCATCCCGAAAACCTTCTACAGATCAGATTACATATGACACGGGTGGTAGGCTTAGATCACGTTTTGCGCGGTTTGACCCAGAGTTTTCTCACCTTAAAAACCTAACAGCAGCAGTACCCGCAAGCGTTGGACTAGCTCAAATGTTGCAAGGTGGCGATGTTACAAAAGATGACATAGAAGAATACTTGAAAAGCGTAGGTGCGCTATGAGCCTGATAGAGTTTTTGCAAGACTATGGACGCACGATGTTGGAGCGTGATTTAGAGCGCAGGGATCGTGGCTTTGCAAGTAGAGCGCGTACAGATGCTCTCAACACATTGGATGAAATAGGTGAGCTAGGCAGAGATGGCCCAGCTTATATCAAATACAATCCGCTTGTAGGGGTGTTGCGTGGGGTCGCTGCATTACCTTCTTTGCTGCAAGCAGGCACAGCAACAGGCGTAGATACTGTGCAAAATGTCACAGAAGATTTAGGCATGTCTCGCAGTTCCAGTGATCGTTTAGCCCGTGATCTTATGGCGTTGACCAATGAACTGCCTTTTACAGAGGTAGCACCATTTGCTGGTTTGATAGACAAGGCAACAGAATTTGGTAATATGACCAAACGTGCAAGGCCGTATCTGTTAGGTGAAACGCTGGAAACAGACCCAGACGTTAACATGCTAGGCCGTGAGGGTAAGCCGCCTGCTGTTGCAATGGAAGGTGAGCGCTTTTCTTCACGCGATATTCTGCCAATCAAGGTTGCAGAGGAAAAGTATCTTAAAGATCAGGGCGTAGACATACCTGATTTCTTAGCCTACCCAGATCAGGACATTGAACGTGCGAAGCTGATTGCAGCAGCGTATGAACGTATGGAAAACGCACCTGATGATCCAAAAGTACGCGCAGCGTATGAGGCATTAATTGAAGAAACGCTAGGTCAATACAATGCCCTGAAAGATAGTGGGATAAACTTTAGCTTTTTAAGAGGCGATATGCCTGATCCTTACGCAGAAACACCTGCGTTGGGTTACAAAGATATTGTTGAAAATCGCAACTTAACTGTGTTTCCCACAGACTTTGGTTATGGTACAAATCCTGACTTTGATGCGTCAGCTAATCCAATGCTCACGCCTGTTGGCCTGATAGGAGATAAATCAGATGCAGTCGCAAACGATGCTTTCCGTGTTGTCCATGATGTTTTTGGTCACATGGGCAGCGGCAACCCTCAATTTAGATCAAAAGGTGAGGAACGCGCTTGGTTGCAACACAGCAGAATGTATAGCCCAGAAGCCAGAGGCGCAATGACATCAGAAACGCGCGGTCAGAATAACTGGGTAAACTTTGGCCCGTTTGCAGATCGTAATGCATCGGCATCAGGTGCGGATACAATCTATGCGGATCAGAAGGTTGGATTAATGCCTGATTGGACATCTGATCCAGAGGGAATGCCAGATGGTATTGAGCGCAGGCAGCTTGAAGACATTATTAGAAGCTGGGGTCAATAATGGCGCAGGGTTTAAGAAATGCAGCAAAAATAGCCAGAGGATTGCTAGACTTGTTTCATTACTCAAATGAGCCAAGAGAAATAATTGACCCAGCTTTGCAGCTAACAAACCAGAATATTAGAGGGGCAGAACGTGATTTGTCGTATGGCACACGCTTAACGCCTTTTCGGGAAGAACCAGAGTTTATCTATAAACCATATCCAGAACAATCTTACTGGGGTTCTAGCGAATACAGTCCAGAGCGCGGTGTAGGTGAATTTGTGCATACAACGCGCCAACCAGAAGAAGGTTTCTACGATGTTTCTGAGGATTTAGAAAAACTATACTTGCTTGCACGGGAAGAAGTTATGGACTTAGCTTCTAAGTACGATAAGCAAATAGACCCGCAAGAAGTTCATAGATTAGCGCAAGGCCGCGCCATGAGCATGGCTAAAGACATGGGTTATTTGGGTCTTAGCAATAGAAAATACCGCCCAGAAGTGTATACTCAATTCAATCCTGTAGTGCCTGAACAGGTTGGGCCATCACGGGATCAGTTGATGAACCTGATGGATTATCTAAGGAGAGTGGGCAATGAATGAATATGAAATAGAAACAGATGATTTTGGTTTGGCGTTTATGAAAGCGCACGATCAATTCATTGTGGAAGTGCTAGAAGAATTGCCCAGCGAAACGATGGTAAAGCATTATCGGGTAAAAGTTCAGGAGATTGTGGAAAATGGCAATAACAACTTACACTGAGCTAAAAACATCTATAGCTAACTGGCTAAACAGGGATGATCTAACAGCGGTTATTCCTGATTTCATCAGCTTGGCAGAGGCGCGTATTGCGCGGGACTTGCGGCACTGGAAGCAAGAAAAGCGTGTAACGACAGACATTGATGAGCGTTACGAAAATTTGCCCAATGACTTTATAGAAATAAAGCAAGTACAGCACACAGCAGGTGGCGTTATAAGTTCAATTTCTTCTACAGAAATGGAAAACAGGAGAGCGTCTTCTAATGCAGTTGGTAAATCAAGATTTATGCGATTAACTGCTGAACAGATAGAGTTTTATCCAACACCTGATACCACTTACAACATTTCTATGTTATACTATGGACGCATCCCAGCCTTATCGGACTTGGAGCCTAGTAACTGGTTGCTGAGTGACGCTCCCGATGTACTACTTTACGGTGCGTTAGTGCAATCTGCGCCATACTTGGTTGATGATGCGCGTACTCAGCTATGGGCTGGCTTGTATCAGTCAAGCGTTGATGCGTTAAACGTAGAAAATGAAAAGGCTCGCGTTGCTGGGCCTCTCAGCATGGGGGTTCCTCGCTAATGGCTACAACAACTTGGACGCAAACCGCTGGTATGACCAGCGACGAGGATGTTGATAACGTAGACAGCTTTGCGGAGCAGGCAGAGGCAAGTAAAGACGCTGCCGCTGCATCTGCTACGGCTGCTGCTTCAAGTGAGAGCGCGGCTTCTGCAAGTGCTACATCTGCATCTACATCTGCGACGACTGCGACAACAAAAGCATCAGAGGCATCTACAAGCGCAACTAATGCAGCAACGTCAGCGTCCTCTGCGTCTGCTTCTGCTACATCTGCCACAGCAAGCGAGACAGCAGCGGCATCTAGCGAGAACGCGGCGGCAGCATCTGAGACAGCGGCAGCGGCAAGTGAAACCGCAGCGGCGGCAAGTGAGACAGCGGCGGCAGCGTCAGAAACTGCGGCATCGACAAGCGAAACAAATGCAGCAACATCTGCGACATCTGCATCAACTTCCGCAACAACAGCCTCTACTGCGGCAACGAATGCATCTACCTCTGCGACTAACGCTGCGACATCAGAGACAAATGCCGCTACATCAGCAACCACAGCATCCACAGCGGCGACTAACGCTTCAACGTCAGAAACCAACGCAGCCACTTCTGAGACAAACGCAGCGACTAGCGAGACAAACGCGGCAACATCGGAAACGAATGCTGCGACTTCAGCTACTAGCGCGTCTACATCCGCATCTGCGGCATCAACATCCGCTACGGCAGCGGCTGCAAGTCAATCGGCTGCGGCGGCAAGTGCTGCATCAGCGGCATCTGCGTATGACACGTTTGACGACAGATATCTTGGGTCTAAGACTGCCGATCCGACTGTAGATAACGATGGCGATGCACTTGTGTCGGGCGCACTGTACTTTAACAGCACTGCAAACGAAATGCGCGTGTACGATGGTGCAAACTGGATCGCTGCGACATCTGCGGGTAACGCATCGTTGCTTGAGTATAAGTACACAGCGACATCTGGTCAGACGACATTCTCAGGTACAGACGACAGCGCGAATACACTCAGCTACACGCAAGACAATCTAATTGTTACACTGAACGGTGTGGTGCTAGAGAACGGCACAGACTACACGGCGACTTCAGGTACGTCTGTTGTCTTGGCTTCTGGCGCGGCGACAAGCGATGAACTTAACGTCATTGCGTTCAAGTCGTTTACTACCGCAGACATGGTGTCCGCAACCAACGGTGGCACGTTCTATAACGACATAGATGTCCAAGGCACTATCACGGCTGATGGGCTGACTGTGGATGGGGATATTCGTGTTAATACAACAGGTACACCAAGCACAGGTGGTGTTAATGTTGTTTTAGCTGATAC